GTTGTGCTCCATGTAGTGCGTGCGCCGATCAGCCCTCGACAACAGCTTCATCTCCGCTTCACCGCGAATCGCGCCAAACCAGTGGTTAAGGCAACCTTGCTTGTAATCGAGCCTGGCCTGTTCCTGGCTGTTATAGCTGGTCGAATCAGTCGCCCCCAACTTGCTCGGCGGAATGTTGAAGAACCTGGCCGTCTCGCGCACCTGAGCCTCACGCAATTGCGGAGTTTGCGCACGCTCAGGGTCAATCGTCACCGAATGAAACTTCGCGCCGTCTCGAAGGATAACCGTCTTGAACCAATTGTCCTTGCCAGTGGTTTTCTTGCGAAACCCTTCCTCCAAATTCTTTACTGCCGACTCTTGCCACGAGGCCGGCACTTCCAGAATACCAGCCGCCTGGGCGCCATTCGCGAAGAACTTCGACGTGTAACCTCGCTCGGCCAAGGCAAGGCCCCACGCATTGCGCGCCGCATTCACCAGCGAATAGCCAATCCCATTGACAATCGACAATCCCTTCAGATGAAACACTTCACTTGGGAACAACAACTCAAGCTGACCGTCGACCTCGGTAACGTACATCAGCCGACCGTCATCGAGCCGCTCTGGGCGCGTTCGATCAGGCAGCAGATTGTACATCGCTCGTGGCGCGCCAAAACGTCCATCACGCTCGATGTATGCATAGCCATTTTGCCACAACAGCGCATGCACCATCAGACGGCGCCAAAACTCGAAGGCCGGCGTCTCTTCATTTGCTTCGTAAGCCACGATCCATTGCGCGGGATGCGACTCGTCAATCTCCGCGTCCATCCCGCGACGGTGCACGTTGAGCGTGCTGATGGCCACATCACCGCTGATCGTCGACACGGCTTGCCAAACAGGACCATAACTCAATGCAATCTCAGGCGTGATGGCGATGCCCGCGTCTGTCTGCGCGCTAGACGCGCCAAGAGCTTCCCATGCGAGCGGATCGTTCAAGTTGAACGACGGCCGCTCAAGCGCGGAATTCCACGGCAGAATATCATGCACCGCTCGCAGAACTTGCTTCACGCCACTCGCCCCCTATTCCTTTTCAGCCAAACCGCCAATAAACAAACACAACCACACCACACCCAAGGAAGCGATTCGTGAACCAATGACAATCCATACGCAACCAGTGCAATCCCCAACAGCCCGGAAATGTCGGCTAAATCCATCATGCAATTTCTAGCTCATTCACCTCGTAGAACTTGCCTGTCGACACAACATTGCGCTGGGAGAACATACATTCCGACAACGCCATCAACACCGACACGGCAATGTCAATCTTCTGCGGCGAAGCACTTTTGTCCGGCATCCACTGGTCCTTGTTGTTTCTCCTGGCAACCAGGTTGGTCATCATCCATGCCAGCACTGGATCGCCATCGTGGGTAATCCCCCTCACAGGCTTGCCACCAACAATGCGCACCTCGTTAACCAATCGCTCCAGCGTCCGCATTGGCTCGTTGTATCGAATCGCATTTTGAACAAATGGAAACACCCTGATCCCATGCTCTTCCTGCAACCGCTGGCCAATTTGCGACGCATTCGCTGGATCATACGCCCAGGTGCGAACCGTATACAACGACGTTTGCGAGACAATCCAATCTTCCACGTCCTGGAAGTAGATTTGATTGCCACTGCATTCGTTCAAGTATCCCTCGCGAATCCACTCGGCGACTTGCGGCGTATCAACTTCCTCAGCTCGCTCTCGACACGTCCACGCCGCGCCTTGCACCTCGTACCGAACAAACTCATCGCCATTATCATCAACGCAAGTAAACTGCGCGACTATTGCCGCGCCAGCCATATCGTTCGAGCGGCCAAGATCGAAACCGCCATTGATTGTCGAAGCCTTGCTCCAGTCCGACAGAGTGCCGCGACAGGCCGCCCAAGTCTCTGGCGGAATCATGCGTTCCTGCGAAGTCACTCGCACGTTGCAGTGATATCGAATGAATTGATTGCGAACGGTTGGCTTGTGCTTCGCTTCGTTCGCCGCCTCGCGGAGGAAGTCCATCTTGACGCTCACGCCGAGGTTCGGATTAGCCTTGATCCAGCATCGTTCATCAAACGGATCATCCGCTCGAATCATCCCAGTGCCATTGCAACAGGGACAATTCTTGCCGCGGCAGCGGAAGCACGGCGAGTCTCGATAGTCAATCGCGGCGATGAACGCAAACAGAGTGTCGTCCACGATCTGCCCAGTGATCACTGATTCCAACACTCGCACAGCGTAGTCGTGCTCCTCGGCCCAGATCGTCGACAGATCATCGCCGGCCGTCGTGATCGTGATCATGAGCGGCTGACGACGCGCGCCAAATCCAGTCTCCAACTTCTCCTTCAACCCACGATGCCGTTCACGCCATGCGTGCAACTCATCTCGCACAATGAAGTGCGGGTTGAACCCGTCCTGCGTATCGGAATCAGAGCCAAGCAATTGCATGTAGCTCTGCGTTCGAGGGAACACTATCCGCCTTTGATAGACTTCGCAGTACTCCCGCAGGCCCGGCGATCGCGCGATGCAACGCTTCAACTCGTCAAACAACAACCTGGCCTGCTCTTCCTTGGTCGCGACACAATAGCCCTGCGAACCAAATTCTTCCGGATGATCGAGCAGCGACAGATACAGACACTTTGGCACGCAACGAGTCGTCTTGCCCTGCTTGCGAGCCATCTCCTCGTACACTTTGCGGAATCGCCGCGTGCCATCCGCGCGACGCCAGCCGAACACGTTCCAGTCGATGAACTTCTGCCACGGTTCGCTGATGAATGGCTTGCCAGCCCATTCACCCTGCGTATGGCAACAAATCTCCGAGAAGTCGAGAAACTCCTCGGCCGGGCGTTCATCAAAGTGAAAACCACGCTCGCCGGCGTGATCAAGATCGTCGAGATAGCGCAGCACCGCCAAGCGCGCCAACCGGCCAGTCACAACCCGACCGCTCAGCACGTCGTCAATGTATTTCTCAACATCCTTGGCATGTTTACTCAATTCTCGCCTCGACGCGCAAGCAACGTGGCAATGGGATTTTCTTGTTGCTGCTTTTCAGTAACCAGCCTGGCTCTGGCGGCTGGAGTCAACCCAAACGCCGCCTCGAAGTCTTGCAACAACTTGTGCAACCGCCGCGACTCGGTTTGCACGATCAACACGAGCTTCCTGACATCGGGATCACGCATCGCGTTTCGGAAGCTGCCAGAACTTTCGCTTGAGATTAAGTACTGCAACTCGCGCCACTGGGTGAGGTGCACGACATAGCGTTCGATCGCGTAACCGTCATTGATTGTCAGCAAGCGCAAGTCGGACACATGCCGACAAACCACCTTCCACAAATCGCGCTGCTCCTGGTTGAACCATTTTGGGCACTTCGGCTTTCCGCGCTTGTGAAGCGATCGCGACCGATGCCGCGCGCGCCACGAGCCACGCGCTTCCAGCGATTCTTGCGACAGTGGGATCGGACCTCTTCTACCCACAATTGAACCCTTTTTGCAAAACTTGTGCTGGAAATTTCGCGACTCAGCGGGCGGTCCCCAGGCGAATCCTCGCCAAAAAATCAATCCCCCCTAGCACTTACGCCCGCCCGCTGATCCATTGCCGTTTTGCGACTGTGACAAGCTGGGTGCAACAGTTGCCAATTTGATTGATCGAATCGCAACGGATCATCGAGGCCTCGAAATGGCACAATGTGATCGACGTGCACATCATCACGATTGCCAGTGATCAGCTTGCCGCACAGCGCACAGCGGGCGTTGCCATTTGCCATTTGCTCAGCGATAAACTCTCGCGTCGCTCTGCGCCATGTGACATCATAACCTCGGCGTGTTGCCGAGGGGCGATGTCCCTCGACTCGCGTTCGCTTGATTCGTCGTGGTGTTGGTGCGTATGGCATTCAAGCGACTCTTGAGTTATCAGTTCAACTCCGCGCGCCCGACGATGCCGCCGTTCGTGATCAGCAGCGTCAGCGCCTGCGTGGGAATAATTTCATCATCGACGTTGAACTCAAAGTCGCCGACAACATCATGCAACGGGCAAAACGATACGGACACTCCAGCGAGGCACAGCAAAACAATGTATTTCTGCACTGTTTCGTCGGCAATGTCGACGGCATACGCGCCATCCACCCACGGGCAAAAGTTGCTCGGCGGCTGAAACTTCTTGTCTCGCGATTTGTCACGCTTCATGTCATGCCCTTTCGCTGCCGCCGAGGCGTCTCAAATTCACTTTGTTGATGTGGCATAGCCCGCTTTAACTTGAGCCTCGCTCACATCCGTGCCGTCCTTGAGATAAACTTTGGCAAGCACTCGACCGAGACTGGTCATGTTCCCGACATCAATGTTCCAAGGGATGTGCACCACAACGTCACGGTTATCAGCCAATCGAGCCAGGTTGTCCCTGGATGCTTGCGCCTTTTTTCTTGTTTCCTGGTCAGGCGTGTTTAGCTCTGGCGCCCA